CTTTTCGTACTTGTATCATAACTCAATACACCACCTTGAATCAAAAGTCCAGCAAACAGTAATGGTTTTACTTGTGTTTCTTCCTCAAAAGATTCGCGTGTGCTTCTTATAATTTGGCGTTCTTTTGTCAGCGAATCTAAACCTACCCTTTCGGTTACTCTAAAAAATTCTCCATTTGCTGCGTGTTTGAGTGCGCGAATTAAATATGCTTCAGGGGCTTGGGTTATAGCAGTAGAAAATAACGCGAACTGTCCATTACTTTTTCTTTGCCCGGTATGATCCATAAAACTATTAGGATATATAGCTATGACAGGTTTGCGTTTTGCTGGTTTTAGATTCTTTAATTCTTCTGATTGTAACTCTAATATTGATGATTTTTTTATTACAATGTTGGGTATTCCACTACCTTCCAGAAGGTTCTTAGATGCGCAACTAGAAAGTAAAATCACCAATAGGAACAGTAATAGTAGTCGTCCCGCCCGATTCATCAGTAATAGTAAGTGTGATAGTTTCATTTTCAATTACTTCATATTCTATTTTATTGCCTTCTAGCGTTAATGACCCTGATTCTTTTTTATCCTCACCAAACAAACTTTCTACCATTTGTCTTGATAGCTGAGCATATATGCGTGATTCCAAGTTTCTTATAAACCTGGCTAACGTAGTATTAGAAGCATCTCTCGCTAATTCATCTTTGTATGCCTCTATTTCATCTTTAACTGCTTGTTTTCTGCTTGCTTCTTGCGAGTCGATTGTTAAGTAATGTGAAGAAGTGTTTACACCAGAAAAACTAGGACTTTTGAATTTAAAAGACAAAGTATCTGCGTGTATATTTATATTCAAAACCAACAATAGAATTGCAATATACCAATAAATTATCAGCGTAAACGTCAAACTACTTTTCATCATCATCCTTTAGTTTGTTTTCTTCTTTCAACTCTAATACCGTATTTACCTTTTGTTGTAATCGTATCATATCTTGGTCTAACAAACGTAATTGATCGGTGAGTCTTATAATAGTAACTTTCATTTCCTGGACAGCAGGATCTATTTTGTTATTGATTGTTTGCCATACAAAAAATACAAAATAACCCAAACCAGCTACCATCACTATTGGGAAACCAAATTCTGATACTATTTTTACTATATCCATTATTCAAACTTTTTTTGTATATATTTAATTCCTGCATATATAGATAAGCCGTATATTGCAAATAAGGTTAGAGAACCAAATACAATCAAATAATCAGAGGGATATAAATATATTAATCCAAATAGACCGTCAACAACTGCTTCTGCATCGCCTATAGGTGGTAGGTTAATCTCTTCTTGCATCTATCTTTCCGTCCTCGACAAAATTTTCTGCTCTAGCTATTCTATCAAGATCGGGTGATAAATTTAAAGCAGCAGATACGCTAGTGTCTATACGTATCATATCGTTATTCATTGTCGCTGCTCTGGTAATAAGCATTTTAGATATGGCTTGTACTGTATTGATTTCGTTGACTAAGCCATCCATAAGCTGTTTCATTACTAAAAAAATGAAATAAGCCATTATTAGTCCACTTGCGATTGGTAGACCTAATTCTGCAATTAGATCAAAGGCTTCCATCTAATCCTCGCCTTTGAACTTCTTTGATTGTCCAGATGTTCCTGCGTATATACCGAAGACTGCTGCCATCGCCCCTGTTACGATACTGACAAGCCCAGCTTGTTCTAAGTTTGGTTCGGGCAAAGTCATAAACCAAGTAATTACTTTATACAATAAGACTATATACACGCCTACAAATACTCTTGGGAATATTCTCCAGGCATCAACAGTCCTAGCTAGATGTATCCACTTTTGATATGGATTTACACCAATATTGTTGGGAGTTACTTCAAGCTCTACTTCAACTTTTTTTTTAATAACAGACTCTTGCGCGTCTATCACGTCATTAGCTTCCTGAAGATCTTGCTCCATCATTTTTTCTTGCGCGTAACTTTTTTATATCTAGTTTTTTGATCTTTATTAATTTTTTCTAGTTTTTTTGCTTGCGCAGCATGTAATTTACTGGCTTTTTTCAAACCTTTTATTACTTCATTTAAGTCTTTTGTATAATGTGCCATTTTTTTACCTCTAGTCTTCGTATAGATTATCAAATGTTATGCTAGGGTCAAGATAACTTTGATGGCCTTCTGCTGAATGTGTGTATTGCGATGGTCGGAAATCTGGTGCGCCCTCACCTGTAACCCATAAAGCAGGACTGGTTGCTCTTACTCTGTTGTTTGGTAAAGCTACAAAATTACCTTTCCATTCACACTCTTCTGTTATATATAATACATGTGATTGTTTATGTTGCGCAGGATCATCAGCTATATCTGAATCGGTATAATCTATTGTAAAAAGATATTTACCTTGATAAAAATCCCCATCTATTTTACAAAGCCAAGGACTTGAGCTTACACGATCCATTACAACTACTGAGTGATGCCTAGACTCGCAATCCCAAGGTTGAGCTAAATGGTCTTCCATTGGTATGGGGAAATCTTCTGTAGGTATATCTGCGACTAATGCTTGTATCGGCATCCTTGCCCACATAGCACCACCATGTATATTGCCTTCATCATTATCCTCGCACTCTGATTCGCAACCAGTAAACACCACCTGAAAACTAAGCGATCTATCTGGTATTGTATTAACTGCTATTGCAAGTGCGTGTATGTACTCATTATGATATTTTTCGTGATTATGAGTGAACTCACGTCGCACCCAACATTTAAAATGTGGGATGTTACTTATTAGGTATGACAATTTATCTCACTTTTTTCCTTACCTTCCTCATCATGCCACCTTTGGACATCTTACGAGTCGACCCACCTTTCGACATTTTACGCGCTGCACCCCCTTTTGACATTCTTTTTGCTGTACCGCCTTTAGACATTTTTCTAGCAGCACCGCCTTTAGACATTTTCCTTTTTGAGCCATACTTAGACTTCTTAGCTGCGCCACCACCTCTCATCTTTCTTCTTGCACTACCGCCTTTTGAGCTTTTATTGCTCATACCATACTTTGCGCGTTTTCTTTGCATTTTATCCTCTCTTATTTTTTCTTCTTTTTAAGTGTGTATGCTTCATTTTCTGGCGTATTAGGATCATCTGCAACGAACCTTCCTTTCTTCGTTCTTGCTCTTACTCTTTCATATTCGCCATTATTGTGTGTCTCAGACGCAGTTTCTTTTTTGAAAAAAAAGTTTTTTATAACTGTCCACCATTTCATAGTAATTTCCTTCTATACTAAAAACTTTGTAATTACGATTGATCCAAGTATAAATGGATAAACTCCCCAAATCAAAGTTTCTAATCTTTTAAATTTATGAGAACCCTCGTCCAATCTTTTTTCAATATACTCATATCGGATTGCACACTCTCTTTCGTGGGCCTCTATTTTAGACAAAGCATTTGTAGATTCACTCATCTAAATAATTCCTAACTATTGTTAGAAATATATGTATTACCAGTAGTAATAGCTGTAGTGTAAGATGACTTATTATCACTTGCGTCTTTGACATTAGGTGTGTCATTAGTTCCGTCATACGCAAGAATAGCAGTCAAATGATCTACGTTTGCTTTTACTCTAGCGTTTGCATCGGCTTGTGTAACTCCTTCAGAAGGATCGGACGCTACAATATGCGTTGATGAAAGTCCTTTAGAGTTAATATCATTAATCACTGTTACGCTATCTGTAGCTGCTGTTAAACATTCGCTTACTGTTTGTGCCATTTTTTTTCCTCGTTCTACTTTAAGATTCTAATGCAGAGATTCTAGCTTCTGCTGCTGTTAATTTTGCGCTAAGTTCTTGTACTGCTTTTATTAATGGGTGTATGAACATCTCTTGAGATACACCTTGTTGTGTGTGATCTCCAGTAGTTACAGAACTCCAACCACCAAAATCTGTAATGTTGTGTTTGTCCATAGCTTCTTTTACTTCTTGTGCTATTAGACCATACATTTTTTCTGTATGGTCAGCAGTAGTTTTTTCAGCATCATAATCTGGAAAACTAGGATCAAGTTCTGATTTTGCTTTCCATTTAAAAGTAACTGGTCTTAAATCATTTATAAAATCTAAACCACAATCTGTATTATCTTGTATTTCTTTTTTGTATCTTTCATCTGATACCCTTGTCCAAGATGCGTTAGATGTAAATTCATTAAAAACTCTGTCGTTACCAGTGCCTTTACCAAAAGTAAAAAAGTTAGCACCAACACACTCTGTGTTATAACCCAAAGCAATTTGAAATTCGTCAGTTGTATTATCACTTTTTGTATTAGCGTGATAACCAACAATAGTGTTAAAATCGTTGGTGGTGCAGGCTAATCCAGATTCAGCACCTATAAAAGTATTAGCTGATGCAGTAGTTACATTAGTACCAGCATTGTGTCCAATTAAAGTATTTACAGTTGCGGTAGTAACTGCATCTCCAGCAGAACGACCAACTGCAGTATTTTCTGCTCCTGTAGTGTTGCTCTCTAGTGCATTCATACCAACAGCAACATTACTTCCACCTGTAGTATTGCTTTTTAATGCAAACCTAGCAATAGCCGTGTTAAATAAACCTGTAGTATTTGCTGTTAAAGAGCTTGTACCAACTGCTGTATTTTGAGAGCCTGTGGTGTTGGCAGCTAAAGCTGAAACACCAACGGCTGTGTTATCATCTGCTGTAGTGTTGAAGTTTAAAGCTCCTTGCCCAACTGCTGTGTTAGAACCGCCAGTAGTGGTTTTACTTAGAGCCTCCATACCAAGAGCAGTATTAGAGCTACCAGTTGTTATATCTCCTCCAGCATCATAGCCAACTGCGGTGTTATTATTTGCTGTTGTATTTCCTCCTAAAGCACTACGTCCCATAGCAGTATTACTAGCGCCTGTTGTATTATTTGATAAAGCAGCATATCCCATACCTGTGTTATCATTTGCTGTAGTATTAGCATCTAAAGTATAAGCTCCTACAGCAGTATTGTTAGCACCTGTTGTGTTTACAGTTAAAACACCAGCACCAATAGCTGTATTATTATTCGCAGTTGTGTTCGCATCTAAAGTTCCATAACCACCGACTGCGGTGTTATATGAGCCTGTTGTGTTTGCAGCCATAGCATCTTTACCAACTGCAACATTCTCTGTGCCTGTAGTGTTTAAATCAAGAGCGTGGAAACCAACAGCAGTATTGTTACTTGCGGTAGTATTTGCAGATAAAGCTCCTTTTCCAACTGCTGTATTAGAAGCTCCAGTTGTATTTAATGTAAGAGCAACAAGACCTACAGCAGTATTGTCGTTTGCTGTTGTATTAGCGTCTAAGGCTTTTTGTCCTACTGCTACGTTTTGCGTTCCTGTGGTATTGGCTCGTAATGCGTCATATCCAACTGCAACATTATTAGATGCTGTGGTGTTTGCGTATAAAGCCTGGTATCCAATAGCAACATTGTTATCACCAGTCGTAATCGCAGTACCAGCTTCATCACCTACGCAAACATTCTGGTTACCGCCTGATTGAATTGAGTTACCTGCGTTGACACCTGCTCTGAAGTTTGATGTTCCTGCTGAAGCCGTAATGATGTCTGCACCATCTGCAAAAGTTACATCAGCAGCAAAGTTTGCAGCACCATCAACATCTACGACATCTAGGTTTGTAGTGCCGTCAACATCAAGATCACCATTAAAGTCGCCATTACCTGTAAGTGTTAAGGCACCTCCAATAGAAACATCATCTGTAACTGTTAAATCGTCCTCTACTTTCAAATCTACGACATTCAAACTTGCAAAAGCATCAGTCACTGCTGCACCTGAACCAGCACCATCTAAATAAACAGCTTTTACATCACCAGCTGGTATGGTCACATTTGCGCCACTACCTTGTGAAATTATTATGTTTTGCGAGCCACTTGTAGCATTTTCAATAAAATGCAGTCTACTCATAGTATTTGGTGCAATCGTAATCGTACAAGCTGAATCTAGTGTGCCAGTATATTTTATGTATATTGCTCTGCCAGGATCGGTTGCACCATCAGCTACAGTTGTTGTATGTGTGTCAGCGTTCGTCGTTATTGCTTCTGTCCCGAAACCCAACGCCTCACCTATCAATTCTAAATTGGTGTTTGTGTTATCTCCCCAAGTTCCACTAGCATCTCCAGTTGCCATTTCGTTGAGTCTAAGATCATTTACATAAGAACTTGCCATCTATTTACTCCGTTTTTGGTAAATTACAAATTAATAATCATACTATAAATCATGCAGCAACATCAGTCCAATCTGGAGACTGTGTTTCTGTAATATCTGAAAAACTTGAGGATTGTGAATCATCAACATCATTAAAACCTGAAGATTGATTTTGGTCTATATCTGTCCATTGTATTCTTATTGTACCAACAAGTCCTGTCATAGCATCCAAAGAAACCGAAACATTATTTTGTGTGGTAATAGTTGGTGTACCCAAAGCACTCGTAGATGCTACACCTGTTACGTTAGTTACAGAATTATGATTTACAGTTACAGATCCAACTGCACTTGTGGCAACCACTCCCGTTACTGCAACATTTGCTTCTCCATCGACATCAACACTTACAGATCCTAATGTGCCTACTGCACCTGCTACAACTGCAATCGCTTGAGCGTTTACACCTGCTGTTGGTGCGCCTGTAGTTGCTGATAGGCCAGATACAGACACATTTGCTTCACAATCAAGTGTTACTGACCCTAATGAGCTTGTTGATGATAAACCTGAAACAGATACGTTTGATGCTGCGTTTGTAGATGGAGTGCCTAGAGAACTTGTCCCCAATACACTAGATAGTGTTACATTTGCTTCTGCGTCTACAGATAAAGAACCAACTGCGCTTGTAGCAGAAACACCGCTAATACTTACGGATACGGAGTCACTACCCCAACTACCTGATCCCCAAGTACCTCGACCCCAACCTGCATCAGGCATCGTATTAAGCTATTCTGATAATAGCTGTTGAAGCTGCTTTTGCTGGAAAAACTACTGTAAAATCGCCTGCTGTACTTGTTTTATCTCCACCGAAGTCGATAGTAGCAACAGATTTGTCGCTGTTGGTATCGTTGTAAATCATACAACCTCTAGCTGTTATAGTAGCTGTGCTGAAAGTAAGATCAGCGAAATCGGTTACTGCTGTTGTACCTGTAGAGCTTGGCGTGACATTCGTCAAAGCAGCACCACCTGATGTGTAGTTAGTACCTGATGCTTGCCCTGTTGTTGTAAAAGCGGTTGTAGTCGCTCCTAGCGTTGCTGAACTTGTGTATAGAGCTAGTTTGAATGAGTTACCAGAACTGTTAGTAAAATTGTGTGTAGCAGTTAGAAGCTCAACCTTAAAACTCGTTGTCAGTGTGCTAGATATAGCCATATTTAAATCCTCTTAATAATTTCAGCTAAGTCTTCCTCGCCTGCTTTAATTAGCTCTTGTATCAAACTAGCTTTATAAGATTTTATAGCATTTTTAATATAAATCAAACAAACCTTGTAAATTAAATCCTGATAAGCTCTTGCTTGCTCTTTTACATGTGGCTCATTGTCATCTGAATATGAGCATATTTTTTCTACAAGCTGCTGCGACCAAAATTCAGGTGGATGGCCACCATATTTAGTTGTTGATACCTCAACCAGACCTAGTTCTGGTTTACCGTCGGGTGTAATTTTGATTACCATTTATTCGGCTCTCCTACTTTGTTTTTTTTCAAATGACTGTCGTATCTATCCATCAAAACAACCTCTTGCTGTTTTTGCGATGTCTGTACTTGGCTTTTGTTAAAAACACGATAATTGTCGTTTTTATCAGCAAGGATGACTTTTGGATCATCTAGTCTGTGATATCCATATAATCTTTCATCACCTGGTATAGCTGTATCTAATAAATATGATGAATTAGCTACTTCTACAGTCATGCCTCTTTCCATAGATTTACACAACCAAAACTCAACGCAAGCTCTGCCAGACTCAGCAAAATGTAAATTACCCTTGTATGTAAAATCTATACCGAACAATTTAAGAGTTCCTACTTTACACCAAAGGGCAAAAGCTATTGCGTATGCAACTGTATTGTTAAGATAATAACACCTGAACTCCGATACTATTTCATCTATCGGATATTCAATTAATCCTGGACACCTTTTATCTAATTCACACGTATATATTGGGCCTTTATGTGTCTTACAAATTTTTGCCATACTTTTAGTTTGACCACCAGCATCATCAGAATCTAAGAATCTACTGGCAGGATCTAACATGAATATACGATCATGAAATATGACATCAGCTACGGCATTTATTGCCCATACTTCGTCAAAATGTACTCCGTGGGATTTTGCAAGATTGTAGTCAAACCAACTTTTGCCCATGCCGACAATAGCTACAGTCTTGCCCTCAAGTTTCTTGATAGGCTTCATACTTTCTCCTTTATATTAACTTACTTGTGAGCGAAGGGAGTCATAACGATATTCATCTCGTCTTCCTCTAGCCTCTGCTCTATTCTTCAATCTATCTATACTCTGTAAAAATCTTTGTTCGTAAGTATTGAGTAAATCTTGTTCACCCTTCATGAAAGTATAAGCCTCAACTAAACAGCCGTATAATAATGCTTCTCTAGCATTTTGCGATAGCCAAGTGCCACTTGTATCGGTAACAAGGCTCGTCGGTTTGTAAAGATAATGCAACTCAACAGAATAATTTGAGTCGGGTACAGGCGCGACAACAATAGTAGAACCATCACTTGAAGAAGTGCTAAATTCTTTATCGAAATCTGCGTAGTATAAAGGCAGTCCTCTCAGACTGGTATCAGTAATGTCAGGAACGTATTCCTGCATAAAGCTGGGGTGTTTCTTTTCTAAAAAATTATAATCACTTGATGAATCAATGACCGCAAGTGAAAAACTCAGAACAAAATTACTAGGGCAGGTCAAAAACCTGTTACCTGCGGTAAAGCTACCTATTTGATTCCTTCTAAAAAAATCAAACTGTACTAGGTTAAATATTCTATCCTCTGTATTTTTTACAAAATCAGCAATAGTATTATTGAACGTAGTTTCATTATTGTCCGTATAATTTTGTATTAGGGTTGTTAATTCTGAGTATGTCATGTCGTAATTGTAACTGTTCCAAGTGCTGAAGTCATTTCGGTAAGAGAAAAATTAGACCCTAATATTGATGAATTCATACATAAAAAATTGGTGCTACTACTGTTAAATACATTCGCATCGCTCACCACAACGAACCCTTCACCAACTTCTGCATCATTGTTTGGTCTTGGCTTATATAATGCCTCTGAATCATTGACAACAGGTAATGGTTCTATTTGTGGTGCTTTAGGTTCATAGCAGTCAGGACAAGTTTTAAAACCGTTCCATTCCTCTCTTAATTCACCTAATTTATACTCAAAACCACATCTATCGCATAGTCCAAGTGCAAATTTACCAGTTGCATAAGACATCAGTAACTACTTCGCATCGATGGCTTTATTCTGAAGGAGGCACGATCTTCATCCTGATCGGCTGCCCTCCTAAACTCCTCTTCGTAAATTTCTTTGAGCATGCTTGTTTTTTCTGGTGCGCGTTTGACAGACAGGTAATATGCTAATCCTGCTGTAAAACAAGGAAAAAATCTAAATGGCATATCCATTGTATTTCTTGCTGTATCTGCATCGTCCATCCTTACTAACTTGTTAAATACTAAAATGTCAGTTGAGTTTTCAGGTGTAGGCCATACTTTAATCGCAGGAGTAGTCAATTTATCAAAAAAGAATTGAGAAGGTCTGCCCTTCTGAGTTTTAGTAGGTATGTTTAAATATTCTGATCTACTTATTCTGGTTATATTGGTATCTGTATCAACACTATTGACTGTTCGACGCACCACCATATCTAATAAATCAATCACGTTTGAATTAAGACTGTAAGATGCTTGTCCTTCTGTGACAGTCTGCGTTGCTTGCTCAATCGTCCATTGATTCAATCCTCTGTTTGCCCATTCAGCTAACATGAGGTTTATTGATCTTTTAGCTGTCTTTAAGTCATAGCCAGTTCTGAGTTCTAAACCGCATCTTTCATACGCTTCTTCTATGAACTCTGTAACATTAGGCTCAAAATTTGTACTGCCTGACAAAGCCATTATTATTTACTCTTTGTTTTCTTTTTTGTTTTTTTCTTTGCGACTTTTTTCTTTTTTGGCATGTTCAGATAAATTCTTTCATCTGCTTGAGGTTCTTCTGGTCTAACTTTCGCTGCCTTTCTTGCAGCTAGTTTTGCTTCCATTTCTTTTTCTGCTGTAGTTTTCTTTTTAGGCATGTTTGCTCCTAAGAGATTGTTGTTACTTTGCGTCTATCTTTCATAACCTTACCACACCCTTTTGCGATGAATCCACCGTTTTTCATTTTGACGCGGTTCTGTTTTCTCATTTCACCGCCCATATTTACTCTAACTTTTGCTTTTTTGGTATTTGCTACGACTGTTTCACCTTTTGCACCTTCTCTTTTTTTCTTATTAGCAGTTGCAGCTCTTTCTCTTTTTGATAAACTTCTTGCTGTTTTTTCAGGCAAGCATCTATCTGGGTTTTTTTTATCTTCACTTGTTCCACACGGCCCTTTTATCGAACCATCAGTACCAATCCTGACCCAATTTTGTTCTCTCCATTCTTTGAGTTGACCCATTATCTAAGTCTCTCTTTCATCACTTTGCCTTGTCCACGCACTTTAAAAACTAAGCCACCGCCTGCTTTTTTGACTCTTTTCTTTCCTTTAGCACCTTTTGCATAGTTTGGATCTTTACAATACTTGGATGCTGCCATATTTGCATACGCGCTGGGATATGTATCAAAAGTTCTTTTTGCCCAGGCTTTACCTTCTGGACAAATCTTACCACCACTTTTCGCTTTCTTTTTTGCCATTATTTTATCCTACCATATTTTTTTCTTATCGCGTCTTTACCTCTTCTAAATATCTCTGCTTGTTTTGGTTTACCGCCATATTTTGATCTTTGTTCACCAACAGTTAATATTTGTATCAATCTTGCAAAAGGTTTTTTTGTTCTCTTTACTTTTTTTACTGTATCTATAGCATCTTGCACTGTCGCATATTTTATTGAAACAGTATCTTTTGGATTTTCGTCTGTATATAAACGTCTTCCGCTACCTTTTGGTTTTTTACCTGTTCCTACCTTTGGATCTCTTTTTTTCGCCAACTAGCATCTCCATTGTCTTCTTGACCAATAATTAGCTTTGGTTCTGTCATCACCTAAGTTTTTACTCCGCGCACAATAAGCCTTTCTTTTTTTTGGGTTGTTTGGATGTGCGCCTAATTTAGGATCGCCAAATGTTACACGTTTTATATTACCAGAAGCAGGGTCTCTAACAAAAACCTCTCTAGTTTTTTTACCATACCCAGGAGAACCTTTTGAGATCCTCCTGGGTTTGTTTAGAGTTACCTTTTTACCTCTATATTCAGCCATCAGTAATTTTTGTTTAGCACCATAATTATTGAATAGGCATCACCGCTAGAGTGTCCAACAGTCGTAAAATCAATATCTCCAGTCACTCCAGAGCCAGCATTGTTTGGTATACCGCTAAACCTGTCATCATAGTATTCGTCGCCTGTACTATCAGCAGGGAGTGGTATTGCCAGTACATTCGTAGAGGCATCAAATTCAATATCAACGCCCATACCTCTAGTCGCCCAATAAATACGTGCTATTGAAACGCTAGTGCATGACTGTCCCAAAGTGTTTTTTGATAACGCTGAAACATCAACTTTTTTAACCGATGATTCACCAGTACCATCTGACTCATTGGTAAATTTTAAGATAGCAATCTTTTGACCATCTTGAATGGTTTGAGAAGTTACTGTATCTGCCATTGTACTCTCCTATCTTTCGATGAGTACGTTGACGTAATCAATTGTCATAGTTTGCGCTGAAGCCTCACCGTTTTGTATGCCAAATGATACAGTTAATTCCTCATCATCAGGTAGATTTGTATTTACAACACCAACTGGTTCTGCATTATTTACTGCATAAAATACTTTTGATGCGTCTGGATCAATAAACCAAGCTACAGTTATAAAAGTATCGTCTTCCATTGTCGCTACATCTTCAGTTGTAGTGTTGCTGTTATCTTTCTCAACAAGAAAGTCTAGTCCTGCATCTCCGTCTGCTGAGATAAAGAAAACACCATCAGTAGTATCAAGAGGTGTAGTATCAGTAATACCTAACCCCATAACAAAGTCTGATTGGTCTACATCGTTCACTTTAAATCTAGCTGAGAAGTATGCTCTTTTACTGGTGCTTAATTTAAACGCTTCGCCTTTTAGTTGAAGGAAATCTAAATCGTTGTCACCTGCTGCGTTTGTTAGCAACAAAGCACCACCTGCTGATGATGTTACTGCTTCTGACGCACTACCTGATCCAGCCTCTGTAGTAGTTACAGTCCAATCACCTGAGTTGTAAGTCATAAAGTCATTGAAGTAACCATAGTAAGTCTGATCCGATGGATATGGTTGGAACATCGGTAGATTTTTTTTGTTTTTACTAGCAACAGTATTACCTGCCCATAGTATTAAGTTTTGAAAATGTGGATTAGCCATTATGAACTCCTTTATTTTGTATTAATGGAAACCGAAACGGCCCTCATTAAGCTAATTAAACACAATATTATCTTACTCTGTATGGTAAAAAAAATAAACCTTTTATAAAGGTATAAAAAAAGGGTGCAAATGCACCCTTTATCAGTAGTTGAGTGATAAACCCTACTGGAGGTTCGATTAAGCTCCTTGAGAACCGAATACAGCTCTAAAGTTAGAGTACCCGAAAGAGTATCTTTCTCTAGCTTTGTATCGCATGTTACCTGTATCAAAGTCACCCTCTAACGCAGTTGACATTGGTGATCTTTCAAAATGCTTGAATCCATCAGGACAATCTGTCTTGAGGAAGAAAGCATCTGTATCAGTTAGGTAGTGGTTTACTACGTAACCGTCAGGAATCATTGCTGTATTTCTGATTGCGTTTACATCGTTATCAGATGTTCCTACTCGCCCTGGAGTCTGTAGAAGTCTATCTGCAACGAATACAAGTTGAGGAGGAACGATTAGTTTCATACCTCTCAAAGCAATATTGAGTCCACGATCATCTGTAAATGTGCTAATACTGATTAGCGCATCTTCAAGTGATGTTTCATTCAAGTCTGCCATAGTAGTCGCACGGTTTGCTAGTGTGCCACCGCCACTTAGAGGGTGGTCAGTTGCAATCAACACTTTACCGTCGCCACCTGCAACAGAGAACGCATTGTTCAATACTGCGGCTGCTTTGATTTGCTTGGTATTGGCCATAGAACGTGCAAGAGCTTTAGTGTATCTAGCTCCTAAACGGTCATATAGGTTATCCTCTACCGCCTCTTCTGTTAGAGCAAAAGCAAGTGCTACAGTTTCGTGAGTGTAACGTGAAGTATAACCTTCGGAAGCGTTGTCAAATCTGACACCAGTCCCTTCTGCTTTTACTTCTGCATTACCGAAACCAGATATTAGAACTTCTTCTTCAAATGCTCGATCTGAAGATTCTGTATCAAATATCTCAGCATGTTCTGCTTCGTATCTGGCATATTCCATCCCGAACAGGGCGTTTAAACCAGGCTCTAGTTCTTTTGCTAATTGTGAACGATTAATAGCCATTATTTATACTCCTGTTACTGTGGTGTAGAAATGCTCATTAATGTATACGATTGCATTTACGTTAGCTGAACCTGTAGTGCTGTTGTCTGGATCAGTAGAGAATCCAACGATTCTAAACTGAGCAGTAGTAGCTGCTGTAGTAGAACTTATTTCAGCAGCGGACATACCAGTTTGTGTTGAACCAGAAGTGTAAGCCAACTCTACGTTGTTACCTACAGCAGTCTGTGCCAAAGAACCAGTACATTGTACTTCAAACAGAGTATCAGGGTCATCTTCAACAAATGCTACAATATCCGAAGATGCTGTTTGAGTAGGAAAGTGAGATGAAAATACAACCTCGCCTGAACTATTCGTAAACTTGCATCCTCTGAATATTCCCAATAAAGTTGTTGCTGCACCAGCTACTAGAATAGTACCTGTGTTCAGCATCTTTACTGGATCGCCCGAAAAGATATTTCCAGTTGCGCCAGAGGCAATTTCATACTCAGTAACGCCACAATTGTTGTGTGCGCTACCTTTCTTACCTACTGAGCGAAACCCGAAAGGTGCATCTTTATTTGCCATAATGAATATCCTTTATTCAATGCTAAAAAAATAGTGACAATTAACTTCTATTGCCACCGCCAAAAGTCACGCTTGATTTTCTCTCTGGTTTTAAAATCGGAGAGCTTGGGTCAGATTCTTTCATTAAATCATTGTCAACCGCATCTTGTTGCGTTTGAGCGCGTCCTTGAAAGTAGGCGTTTCTTTCTTCTCGCGTTTCATTTGGAATCTTCGCCAATAACAAACCTCCCACGGATACAACACCTGCATGCTTTCCATCGTCAAGCGTAGGAATCTCGAAATCACCTATTTCCTCGGCTCTAACAAGGTCAAAACCTTCTCTTAGCCTAGAACTTACGTTTTTCTTATCTTCCTGTCCAACGATTTCGGCTCTTATCCACCTGTATTCGTAACCTTCAGGTGCAGGTGGCGTTTCCAACATTGATGGGGGTCGCCACGGTTTGCGAGCATCACTTTTAGCTCGAGTTTCGGCAGAACGTGGTGTTCTGTTGTTTGTTGATGCTTTTGCATCTGTATTCATATTATTTGCCATAATTTTTTTCTACCTTCTGATATGTTTTGCATATTCTTTCAGAGGCACATTCAAACGCCTCGCCATTTCTACTTCACTCTTGGTAAGTTTTACTTGTTTCTTTCTACCAGAGCTTTCACTTCTACCTGCTGGTGCAACTGTCTGTTGCACTTTCGGCTTCGTTGTAGTTTCTACATCATCTTCAAATTTATGTGGAAACTCGTTGCGAATACGTTTGTCAAGTTCAGAATAGTACATTGGATTGTTTGCGTCAATTCCTTCCTCGTTTGTTAGTATGTCATGTATGGTAAAAGCAGCAGTTGTCATAACTTTGTCCGTACCAAACCACTCGTTCTTATTTGCCCACTCTTCCGCTTTAGGATCAACAGCTTTCTGCATTTGCTGTCGATTCATATTTTGTGGTTGTACTGGAGGAGCTTGGTTTTGAGTTTCTGGTATCATTTTTGTATTTGCAAGTTTACTTTCTTCAATATTAATTTTATCAAGTATATCTTGCGCCTTAGTTACCTTGTCCCAATCTTGATCTTGATAAGCCGATTTAAGAACAGCGTTGGCTTGCGCTCTTTGGGATTTGAGCCTACTTTCTGCTTCTGTTTGATAATTTGTCTTGAGTTCGCTACTGCTTTTTCTTAGCTGTTCATTTTCTGCTTGTAAATTTTTTGCATACTCATAAGCAGAATTTGCAGCTCTTTCTTGCTCTCTCATTTTTTTTGTAAGAGTAGCTATTCTTTTTTGTACGTTTTTAGAATAATCCTCTAATTCGTCTTCTTCTTTATCTTTAGCAGACTCTTCTGCCGATATGTCTTCTATCGGTGCGGATTCTGTTTCTTTACTCTCAGTTACCTCTTCATCCAGTTCAACAACCTCGGTAGGCTCTTGTACTGATTCTTCGGTAGCTTCTACTTTTTCTGCATCTTGCATGATGTCTCCTTACAATTAGACACTAACAATATCGTCAGGGTCGTCTATAGTTGCGATAACTTCGTCATCGTTAATAATACGGCACTCTGCATCGTCACCAAGTTTGAACCTAGCACCTGCATATCTGCCAATTAATACCCATTGTTTCTCTTTTGCCCAAGGGGTATCACCAAATTTATCTTTATCTGCATAACAAAGTGGCCCACATTTGAGTACGTAAGCAACAACAGTAGCTAACGCTTCTCTGTCAACAGTTTGCTTTGCTAATACAATACCGCCTTTGGTGACGGCTTTACCTCTATATGGAAGAATCAACATGCGCCAACCTGTAGGTTCTGGCATGCGTTCTAGTAGGGTTTTGTCTAGTAATGAAGGGTCTAGCACCCTTTCTTCTGGTTTAACAAACGCATCGTCTACTGGCGATCCATTTGCGTCCCATCCAGGTTCTTTATGTCTTCTTTCTCTCTCTATCTCGTCTGCGATATGGTCAGGTATTACTACTCCTGTCATCGTGTTCACCTATTCGTTTTTGCAATTCTCTTATTTCAAGTTCTACGTCATCGAGAGAATTGTAACGACCACGTAGATAGTTGTATTCATCAAAATCTTTTGCGCCATTCAATATTAGACTTTCTAAGTCTGTTTTTTTTTCGGCAATAATTTTAAGTAAAAGTGTGGCTAACGCTTCATCCATTAGTAAACACCAGAAAACTTACCACCATATTCGGCAGCACCCATACCTCTTGCCTTGCCTTTACCCATACCTGGCTTTGGCGTGGTATTTGCATCAAATGACTCTGCTTTTTTTGTAACAAGCTCACCTTTGTTAGAGTAAGATTGTTTGCCATCCAATACTTTTGGTGTTTTCTGATCTTTTATTTCAGTTCTTTTTATCATATTTATAGCTCTCTTAATCCGATGTCGATTAATTTTAGTTCCTTTTGTTGGTCAAGTCTATCTTTTGTGGTTTGATCTTTCATAATCGCTATATTTCTAGTCGTATCAATACGCTCTCTGTCTATCTGATCTTGTCTTGCTTGTTCGTTTGCCCTTAATCTTTCTTTTGCTTCAAACTGTTGTTGATCTTGATTTAGTTGCTGACCTTTTAGTGCAAGTTCTTGTTTTCTGATAGTAACAAGCGGATCTTCCTCACCAGAAACACCAATTTGTTCTGAAAATTGAATCATAAGCTCAGTCATAATAGGTGAACTAAACTGAGCTAAAATGCTATCTGCTTGAGTCTGTACTTGTCTTCCTTCAACTGGACTGAGTTGTTGCGCTTGCGCTTGCAGTTGTTCGTACTGTTGTTTAGCCTCTGGTGGCATTTGTTGCATGGCAATCATATCTGCTTTCATTTGTATGTGCTGCATGATGTGACTGATTATATTTGCTTGTACTTGCGCGTTTGTTTGTACTGGTTGCAAGCTGAGCAAACTTGAATGTGCTGCAATATGGGCATCGTGGTTTTGTTGCGGAAACGCTTGCGCCATACCACCCATCAATAGTGTGCTGTTTTCCATACCTGCCTCAACTGGCGAAGGCTCAGAAGGAGGAGGTGGTAACAATAGGCTATCTATATTTTCTACGCCAAGACTTGCATACATCCTCCTGTATGCCTCGTACACTCCACCAGGGCCATGTATTTCTGGATTACTTTGCACTAATTGCATCATTTCTTGAGCCATTACGATTCTTTGACTTGTAGAGAATATATCAGGGTTACTGACAGGAAAAATGTCTACTCTGCCGTCAAAATCAGACTGTTTTATCTCATTTATACCGCCAGATACCTGATAAGGGTAAACTGGTGGCAAACTATCGGCTAAAATGTCTGCCAAGAGTCCAAATTCTTTCTTTTGCGCGTTATGTAGACGTTTATGTATGGCACTCAATACTTTAGTGGACTTTTCCATCAAGGCTAGTGTTGTTCCTACTGGTGCTTGCGAGTTACCTTCTCCTACTGCTATCTCTGCAATCGAAGCAAACCTCTGACCTGATTGAACGAGTAGTCCTAATAGGTTAAGTAGTGTGCCACTTGGCTCTTTGAATGGTAATGGCTGTATTGCTTCTCGTAATGATCCTGCTGGTGCATCTACATCCCTAAATTCACCTGGTTGTATGGGTTCATCTTCATTTCTGATGCGTATGCCTCTGGTTTTGAAGCCTGCTGGTAGGTTTGATAGCGTTCCTGCATCAATTAATTGTCTCAAAATGGAGGTAGAAGCCTTAGATAAACCGCCAATCATGTGAGTTAGACCAAATCCGTAAAATCCAAGTCCAGGTAAGAACTTAAAATGCACAAAATACTCTATTTTATTGCGCATCGGGTCGTCTTCTCTAAAATTACGCCTAATTGCGAGTATATTTTCAGTATTTGAGTCAATTGTGACGATGTATGGCAGTTTTACGCCTGTTTCTTCACCGTCTTCACCCATATCTTCAAAGCCTTCGAGGTCTAAATTACAATGAACCTCGTATAAAACGCACACTTCTCCAGTATCATACGAAGGTTCTATACCTTCTAGCTTCTCTTTTTCACTTTCCAAGCCAGAATAGTTCTGATTTTCATCATCTGGCTGTAATTCTAGCTTACGATAGAAGCCAATTGCTTGTAATTTACGTACATCATTCTCTGGCATCTTAATTACGTGACTGATTCTAGGGCAAGACTCTAAATCGGTAGTGTAATAAGGAACGATTAAGTCTTCGGGTGCTACAAATTTTGAAACTGGTCGCTGTAAATTCTCATCGTAGTAAACTTTTTTAAATGCAGAACCTGCAAGTGGTAGATAAAACAACATCTGATCCAAATCTTCGTCGTATTCCTCCATTACATGCAAGATTTCATAATTCATAAACTCACGCACTCTTTGCGCTTGTTCTTCAACAACTGAATCGTATGCACCAACTACTTGAGTTTTTACAGGGCCACCAGCAGGTAATAATTCTTTGTATGCTTGCGCTTGGAATTGAGTAACGGCTTCTCCCAATAATGGGTGCGTGACACCGCTTGCGCCTTCAAATGGTTCTGATCGGGTTTCATCAAATTTCATACCAAGGTATTTCAATCCATCGGTATATGTTTTTTCCCAATCTTCTCTACTTGATCTATCTGATTCAATAGCTGCCATAAGATCAATATATATTTTAGATAATTCTGAACCAGAGACGACTTCGGCAAGATTTTCTCCAAACTCAGAAGTCATCATCATTTCTTCTTCTGGCCCTAGTATTGCAGAACCGTCCTCTTGCATTTGTATATCGGATTCTTCAATAGCTTCCATAACTTCGACAATTTCTTGCTCCTCTGGATCTTGAGCCGTTTTCATTTCTACTGGTTCTGGTGTTATTCGTTCTATTGCCATTAGTAATAAATCCTTTGTCTTACGCCTCTGTCTTCATCTTCATAATCAGAAGCTAAACTTAAAAAACCACCTTCGCGGAATCGCATGATAGCTTGGGTCATAGTATCACATAAATCGTCGTTTTTTCCAAAAGGAAAAGAAGCACACTCTTCAATCATCTCTTCAGCAAACATTCTTTTAGGTGCAAAGACCATACCAGCTTCAAATACAGGAGCGACTGAGTGCATACGTGAATGCTTATCATGACCTCTAGTCGGACTGTAGTTTACAACAGGAATACCCATTCTTCGCAGTTCTTGCGTTAATGGTGTACCAGATGCTTTGGCTTCTATTAACACCATATCGGTTTCCCAATAAGTGTATTCACGCATAGCGATTTCTTTTAGTTCAGGAAAATCCCATCTCCCTCTTTGACAATCTAACAGTATGATGCAATCCGTACCGTTTTCTTCATTACGAAATACGCCCCAAGTAGATATTGCAGAAAAGTCTGCCGTTTCTTTTCTTGAAAATGCAGTATCGTATGACTGCATGATATATTGCACACCAGGTAAATTATCGCTTTGCCATCTTTGCCACCAGTCGCGTTTAATTATTGAGCCTTCCTCGGATGTAGGATTTTGCATCCACTGAGCGTTCCATTTGATGCCAGGTAGAGATGCTTTTACTTTAAGTAATTCTTCTTCTGGCCAAAACTCAGGCCATAGAGGTTTTTCTGAATCAGGAAATATTGCAGGAAACTCAATCACCTCCCATTGGTCAGCCATCGGTTCTGCTTGCGCATCTATTAATTTTGCAGTCAAATCTATCGCGCTCCAACGTGTCATTACCAAAACAATCGCACCGTTTGGTTGTAGACGTTGACGAGGGCCAGAAGTGTACCATTCATACGCTGACTCTAAAGCAGATGCACTTAACGCATCTTGTTCTGAATGAGGATCATCAATAATCA